CAAAAAAATTGATAAAGAAAATGGGGAAGAGATATTACATTTTACAATTCAGAAGTTTTTGGAAAAGAATGATTTGGATTTTTTGGATAAGTTAGATGATGATATAAAATTAAAATATATATCAAGGACTATGAAAATACAGGCAACCTCAACGGGCAGTCAATTTTATAGGGAGTGGAAAAGATTTACATTAATCACAAAAGATGTTATTATTGAAGATAGGGAAGAAACTGATTATAGTGATGTAGATGAAATTAAAATAAAGTTTATAAAAGATAAATTAAAGGGAATGAATTGGTTTAGTTCATTATTGTTTCAGCGTTATGTTGAGATAGGGTGTTCCGCACAGAAACTATCAGAACAATTACTAATACCATTAACAACAATACAATATCATTTACGGAAGGTAAGAAATGAAATAAAGAACGATTGGAAAAATAGAAAAGATTATGGGATGTAATTGTAAAGGAAGCAAGAAACCTGTTATAAACGATGAAATAGGACGCAAGGTAGTCCTTAAAATCATAAATGAAGGGAATGTCTTGACCGAGGAAGAGAAGAGAACCTTGTATCTCTATTACGATTTTTTGTATGGAACAAATACAAATCCAAATTGTATTGATTGTTATGAGAATTATAAAATGAAATTAATAGAAAAATATAAACAAACATTATGAATGTAAAAAAAACAAAAATCGGGGACATTAAGATGAATCCCAATAATCCAAGAACAATTAAAGACGATAAGTTCAGACAACTCGTTAAATCCATTACGGAGTTTCCAAAAATGTTGGAGTTAAGACCCATCGTCGTTAATGATGATATGATTGTATTGGGAGGTAATATGAGATTGAAAGCCTGTAAGGAAGCGGGATTAACGGAAATACCTGTGATTAAGGCATCGGAATTAACAGATGAAGAACAACGACAATTCATCATTAAGGATAATGTTGGATATGGTGAGTGGGATTTTTCAATGTTAAAGAACGATTATTCCACAGATGAACTTGAAGATTGGGGATTAGACATACCTGACTTTACAATACCAACTCCAATAGATTATTCCGCACTTGATGGTGAGGACATATCAGACCGATTAGATGAGATGACTGATGGGGTAAGGAAAGCAATACAGATAGAGTTTGAGTTAGAACACTACGAAGAAGCAAACGAGTTGGTTCATTTTTGGAGAGCACAGAAACTATACATCGGGGGTTTCCTAATGGAAAAGTTAAAAGAAGAAAAGGATAAATTAGATTAATGAAAGTTTTTACCTTCTATTATAACAGATATGATGACGCAACAACATCAAAAGCACTATACGACAATGGAATAGACCATAATGTTCTCATACATACAAGAGAGGATTATGAAAAGTTCGTTAAGGGAAATACAATATACGGACAACCCATAATCACCAATAGTCCCAAGGGATTAAGCTGGCAACGGAATAAAGCCTTGGATATGATGGAAGAAGATGAGTGGGCGGTGTTTATGTGTGATGATTTTAGGTATATACTATCTTATTCCAAGGAGTTTATATTCTCCAAGACAATTAAACACCCTGTTAAAATGTCTAATCAAAACGCTTATAGTGTAAGAAGAAAGGATAGTGAAAATATTAAGAGGATGTCCTTACAAGAAGCCTTCACATTATTCCCGAAGTTAATTCAAGTAGCGGAGAAAAACAATATACACCTAATAGGATTTGGTCTGCACGACAGCCCATTAAACTTGGGAAATAAGTTCTCACATAAGGGACTAGCGGACGGAAGGTTTTGGTTGGTAAAGAAAAGTAGTTATAGATTTGACACCAATGTGCAACTAATAGATGATGTGCAATGGACGGCGGAGAACTTGGTGAGACACAATAATGTATTGATATTGAACTGGTTAGTTCCATATTTTAGAAGATATAGTAAAGGAGGATTTGGTTCCACAGAAGAAAGAAAGGAACAACGAAAGAAAGAGTGTTTGTATTTGGTGAATAAGTATAATCCGTTAATTAAGTTCGCGGAGAAACCTGGTTGGGAATATGGGACACACATTAGATTAACCGCATCGGACGGGAACATAACAAAAGCAAGAAAAAGAATATACAAATGAAAAGAATAGATTTAGTGGAAATACCACATAACAGAAAGATTGGTGATGAGTGTGAATTAATTGAACCTAATGTAACGGAGGATTGTATCTTCTACGCTGATGGGAAACCTATTGGGTTCTTCTTAACTAAACTCCCACCTAAGTTAGGAAACCTCGCAGATATAGCAAACAATGAATTAAGGAGTAAGAATGTTCCCAAGTCGTCAATGAAGAGAAGTAGTGGTGTGGAACAATTCTCAACCATCATTGGTGGTGTCCCTCCAAAACCACATATGAGAAGACCATACGCAACAATGTCCTCCGTTCATAATGTTAAGTCAGCACAGACATTCATTAAAGCAATGTTAATGTTAGTAATTGAAAGTGAGAAGATTATAAAGGAATTAATACCCGATGTATATGACGAACAAGTAAAAGTATTTGAAGAAGTTCCCAATAAGTGGAGGTTCGGAAACCTATTCACTTCATCCATCTCCAACTACAACATACCCGCACCATTTCACAGGGATGCAGGAAACTTGATTAATTGTGTTAATGTGATTATCACCAAGAGAGAAAATAGTGTTGGAGGAAACCTTCACATACCTGATTATAACGCAACAATAGGACAATCCAACAATAGTATGTTAGTGTATCCCGCTTGGAGGAATATGCACGGGGTTACACCCATCGTTCCGACAAAAGAAGGTGGATATAGAAACTCATTAGTGTTCTATCCGTTAAAGGCGTTCAAGAACTTAAATGACTAATAAGCAGTGGAGAAACAAAAATAACATATTTATTTATATATGGAAGAAGATAAAGTAGATGGAAGGGTATTGAACGGAAAAGAGATAGGTATATTAAACCTCAAACCTTACAAGAAAGGACAATCAGGAAACCCAAAAGGTCGTCCAAGGAAGATGGTATGTTCTATGAAATTAGAAGGGTATAAACTAACGGAGATAAACGACACCATACAAGCAATGGTTTCAATGAATATAGATGAATTAAAAAAAGTGTGGGACAATCCCAACTCAACTATACTTGAAAAAACTATTGCAGGGGCTTTAAGAAAGTCCCTCTCACAAGGAGACCTCAATAGTGTGGAAACATTACTCAACCGAGTATATGGGAAACCCAAGGAGAAGATGGAGGTATTATCACAATCAGTAATTAAAGTAACATTCGGAGATGAACCAACAACATAACGACCCAAAACCAAAAGATGAAGAAGAAGATGGTATAGAAGAGATAGACCCTTTTGATAATCTTGATGAGTTTTTTTTAGAAGATTAAATGGAAATACAATTATTCAAACCTCACTCCAAACAACGAGAGTGTATAAACAAGATTGAAGGAAGTGAAGCAAAATACTTTATCATTAATTGTGGAAGACAATTTGGTAAGAGTATGTTGAGTGAGAACCTGATATTGAAGTGGTCTCTCGAGAACCCAAACACCACAGGATTTTGGGTTAGTCCTATTTATAGTCAAGCAAAAAAGGTATATGATGAATTGTGTAAAGCCCTGAATAACACAGGAATTATGCTTGGAACCAATCGTTCGGAGTTATGGATTAAGTTAATTAATGGTTCCACACTACACTTCAAGTCAGGTGAGAAACCCGACAACCTAAGAGGATATACATTGGATTGGTTAATCATTGATGAAGCCGCCTTCGTTAAAGATGAAATATGGCAAGAGGTCTTACGTCCCGCAACACTTGTTAAGGGAAAGAAAGTAATATTCATTTCAACACCCAAGGGAAAGAATTACTTTTACAATCTCTATCAACGAGGTATGAGTAGTGAATATCCTGATTATGTATCTCTCAAATACACCTCATACGACACTCCTTTTATTTCCACAGAAGAAATTGAAGACGCAAAACAAACATTACCCACCGATATATTCCGTCAAGAAATACTTGCCGAGTTTATTGAAGATGGTGGTGAGGTCTTCAAGAACTTTGACTCAATACAACTTGAAGTAATGTGGAGGAAACCTTCTCCCGATGAAAGATATTGGGCAGGTATTGACCTTGGAAGACAAAACGATTTTACCGTAATAACAATCCTAAACAATTACAATCAGGTATGTTATATATACAGGGAGAACAAAACTAATTGGGTCAATATTGTTGATAATATTGTTGAGATATTAACAAGATATAACGCCCGCGCAATCGTTGAGGTTAATAGTATCGGTGATGTAATATACGAACAGATATACCGAAGATATAAAAAGATTGAACCTTTCACAACATCAAACAAATCCAAGGAAGAAATAATCAATAACCTTATTGTAAATATAAACGACCAAATACTAACCTTACCTACCAAGGAATTATTTGAACCATTAGACACAGAACTACGCGTCTTCACATTTGAGTGGTCTCCCAAAAGTAGGAAGGTTCGTTACTTTTCTCCATCAGGGTTTCACGACGACTGCGTAATGAGCCTCGCACTCGCCGTAGAAAGCAAGAGGAGTATTGTCCCTAAAAAGTTCGTAGTAACATAACACATATGATAAAAGACGTAATAATAGAAATTGACGGGGTCGTATATACAATCCCAAAAGAAATAACAATCACTCAATACGGGGAAGTAATGAGAAGAATTACTATGAGTGAAACTGAATTAGAAAAATCCTATGACTTAATACAAGTCCTAATGGATATACCCTATCAAGTATTAAGAGAGTTAGACCCCACCAAATTAGTGGAGTTAAGTATCTATCTACAAAACACAATCAACCAAAACGATTTAGATTATATTAAAACCTTCACATACAACGATGTTGATTATGGGGGACTTGACCTAACCAAAATGAGTTTCGGTGAGTATATTGATTTAGCAAACTACATCAAGAACGAAGCATCCATATACATTAACATAAGTAAAATATGTTCCATCCTATATCGTCCCATCACATCAAGAAAGAAAGATAAGTTCAGTATAAAGGAATATAACATTGAAGAACATATAGAGCAAAGTATTGTCTTCAAGGACCTCCCTGTAAAGTATTTCATAGGTTCATTTAATAATTTATATACATATATAAAACAAATCAAAAAAGAGTTCGTTGTCCTTTTCGGGGACGAAGACGAACAAGATAGTTATTTACCAAAAGAAGAACACAAGGAAGAAGATGAAACCAACTTACCTTGGTATAAAATGATTATGTCCCTTTCCAACGAGG